CCCTGGTAGCCGCCAGAATGTTCCTCAGCATCCGCTCGCCGCCCTCACTGGTGCCGAACGTTGACGCGCCCCAAGCAAGCGCAAATTGCGGATTGACCTTCACCAATTCGGCCATATCTCGATTGAACTTTGCCTCATCAGCGCGCCCGGCATTTTCAAGGGCTGTTGCGCGTTGCATGAATAGGTCGCCAGCAAGATCGGTGCGACCGGCCAAAATGGCAGACATGGCTTGTCCGCCGAAAGCAATGTTGCTTTCGCGCTGCCCGGTTTCCATACCCTCCCAATGCTTCCGCAACACCTCAGCAGTCTGTGGCGGCAAGGATGTCAGCAATGGCGTGAGCGTTTGTGGCGACGGGTTGCGCTGGAACGCCTGCACGGCGCTTTGCAGGCTGGCGCGCTGTTGCTCTGCGCTTGCGGCCTCGCCAAACGCCTGGCCAATCTGCAAGCCTTGCACCGCCGCCTGAAACGGGCTTTGGATATTGGGCAGGTAATCCGGAACCTGGGGGAGTTGTCCGCTCATTATGGATAGCCCTCCGTCGGCGCAGGTGGAAGGTTAGAAAATCCTTGCGCGTTTACGGTTTCACCTGGGGAAGAATTAAAAAGCCCCGAGAAAAACCCCGGCTGCCCGGCGCGGCGTAACCCATATTCCATGCCGACAAACTGCATCGGAAGGTTTGCCACCTGCCCATAAGCGCGCGCTTCCCCCAAAATGCCGCCCGCCTGCGCCGCGCCCGCCGCGCCTTGCAGATTGGCAATGCCTTGCCCGGTTTGCAGCCCTGCCGCGACACCACTCGCGCCAGAAGCCTGCCCAAGCTGCGCTAGATTTTGCGACACGCCTTGCCCGAAAGCCGTCAAGCCGCCCATGCGCGCATATTCGCGTTCAATCTCATTTGCCAGCAAATCGGATCGGAACCGCGCCAGCGCGTTTTGCGTATTACCGCCGCGCAAGCCGCCCGTCGCGGATGCGTTGGCGAGAATAGCCTCCTCGCCAGTTCGCATAAGGGCGCCAAAGCGCGGTTGCGCTTGCACTTGTCCGATGGCCGCTTGCTGCGCTTGCGGGCCGCGCAGACCAGCCAAAGCAAGCTGTTGTTCAAACGCTTGCGGGCCGGCCTGAGCGTATCCGCCAAGCGTGGGAAGCTGCGCTTGCCCGGCTTCCACATAGGGGCGCAAGATTTCCTGCGTCCGCTCAAACATCTGGCGTTGCGTTTCTTGGCCAGCTTCTGCCGCGCGCGCCTGTGTTGAAGCGGCTCTTCTGGACGCATTGGCGCCAACAATGCTGCCAAGAATTTGCGTTCCGCCCGCAATTCCAGCGACGATAGGCGTCATTGCGGAAACTCCTTCCGATAATCGGCAAATTTCTCGCCGTATAGCTTCATGACGGAAGGCGCCAAGCGCATCGCCTCGGCTGCGCCAAGCGCAAGCTGCGTCACCAGCATCACCAAGTCATAGAACCCCGCGCGCCACACGAAAGACACCTCATCAGCAACACCAGCGCGTTCCGCCGTATCCGCTGCCATCCATTTCAGAATGCCCGTGCCAAGCGCCGGGATCAGGGCCGGCATGTGCGCTTGATAGAACGGGTTTGAAGGCAAGCCCACAAACACGTTCCAAAGCGTGGCATTCAAATCCTCGCGCTTTACCGCGTCACCATCCGCGAAATCATCAAACACTTGCCAAGCCTCATAGACAACCAGCAGGAAGCGTTGCGCGTCCTGTGGCAAGCCCATCGCCTGAAAATGTGTCTGAAGGTGCAACCCGTCCAAGGCTTATCTCCTTGCGTGACGGCTGCCGGCGGCCATACTCAGCGCCCCAGCTTTACCGTATCACGCGGCTGTTAATCAAGTGATTTCCCGCCCGCTTGCCCGAATAGTCAGGCTGGTAGCCGCCCCGGCCAATGTGCTGATGAACCCGCCCGGCTCCAGCACTTGCCCCACCAATTCCGGGCAAAGGTAGGTCTCGCCTGGCACAATGTTCTTTTCATCCAGCACCAGATTGGCAACCCCAGCCGAACCGCCTGACGCCACCAGATTGACCGAAAAGGCCACATTGGACGCGCTGGTATTGGTGACGGTGAACTTGTCAATAATCGTGCGGCACCCGGTCGCGGTGTATTGCGTGGTTTGCGTGTTTTCGGCCTGCTTTGCCGGGATGATATTCTTAACGGTTACGGCCATGGGTCAGGCTCCGATATTGTTTGAAACGGTCAGAATGACCGATGGAATGCCGGGGTGCGGAGCGGCGGCAGGGAATGCGGGAATCTGGCAACTGATGTCATCCACCGCCCACATCAGCTCAAAATAGTCACCCGCCTTCATGCGGGTCAGGAAATTCCAAGCCGTCACCAGCTCGGCATTGTTGCCCTGGATCCGCACGCGCCCGGCAGAATTGGCAATGTCAGCACCGTTCACCCTAATCCAGAAATCGAAAATCCCGACACCGCCGGATGTCTTGTCAAGCTGCGCCGAAAACTGGAAATTATACACGCCCGGCTCGTCCACATAAATGCGCGATGTCGGGCTGCCACGATAGACGCCCTCGCTTAAATCCGTCGTGTTGAACGTGACCGCATAGGCGGTATTGATCACCGCCGCCGTTTGGGTTGTGGTGTCATAGAAGGAACTAAACCGAGACCGCTTGGGCGGCGAAATCGGCGGCGCAACGTCATCAGGAAGCACCACCGGCAAGCGCGGCGGCGCATAGGCCAGAAGCTCCAGGCTATCGGCAATGCGTTCCAGCGCGCCATTTGCCGCCGCCGCCTGCGCGCCCGCGCTGTCGGCTTGCAGAGCCGCCTCTTGGATCAGCACCCCAAGCCGCTCAATCTCGGCAGGCGTCAATTCGCCAGCAACCTTAAACAACTGCTCGAAGGCCCGGATTGACGCATGGTCAGGCAGGAATTGCGCCAATTCCGCACGGGTAGGGGGAAGCGGATTGACCATCAGACTGCCAACGGTTCCAGCGTGGCTTCAAGCCGCGCGATGCTCACATGGGCGTCACTGTCACTCTGGAAGCGTTGCGCCCGCCAAGCCTGCATAAAGCCCATCTGGCGCCATTGGACGCGCTTTGTGGTGTTGCCTACCTTGCCCACGCTTGCCCGCCTGGGGACGGACCAGGACCGGCCATCGAAGCTATGCGACGTGGTAACGTAAGGATCAGCGCCCAAGGCTACATTGCCCGTCAGGCATGTAAGCTCCATTGCATGGAACACTGCGCCGCGCGCCGCGTTATAGACAATCGGCGTCGAAAACTCCCACCGCACCTTCTGCCCAAAATGGTGCGAAACCTCATCCGAAAGCCGGCCATAGCGCGCGGCAGTCGGATCGCCAAACAACCATTGCCCGTAGCACCAGACAAGGCCCTGCGCTTGATACCGTGCAAAGCCGTCAACCGTGGATGTCAGCGCAAACCAAACCTGGCTTTGCAGCGCGCCCGTAGCCGCTGCATCATAGACAAGCGTCCGATCCGGCAGATGAACGTAAAGGTATTGATGCGAGCGGTCCAAGCGCGTTTCAAGCATAACCTCCGAAAGTTGTTCTTCCGTGTAACCCTGCAAGATCGTGTCAATCTCGCGCGTGCTAATTTTCTGCGCTTGGCCGGATACGCCAAGAAACACGCCCGGCGCCTCGTTTCGCGCGCCGCCAAGGAAAGCAATCACATCGCCCATGATGCAACAGGCTTGCGTTCCGACAACGCCTTTCTGGATCACCGCGCGCTCATTGCGCTGGAACGGGAAGCCCGCCGTGCCCACATTGTCAAAGACTTCGATGCTATGCCGGTTGAGCGCGTAAACCTCGTTCCGAAACTTGATCAGCCCCTTGACGGGATCAGGGTCAATTTCCGCCGATCCGTATTTGAGCGGATCAACGGCGAATGGATCATTCAATTCAGTAACCACCAAAAACTGACCATCTGTGGTCATGAAATAACCGTCAATCCAAATCACATCTAGCACGGTGCCCAAGTCTGGATCAGTCACCTGTTGCAGCGTGGAACCATTGTAAAGATACAAGCGCCCAGCGGATGCGATGGCCAGATAGTCGAAGCTGTAATCAAAGGATGCAAGACCGCCCGCGCCAACATCGCCAATATCGGTCAGGGCTCCGCTTGCATCTATCCGAACCAAGCGCGAACCCATAACGCGATAGCATTGGCCACGCCATTCAATCCCGCCTCTATCAGCACCTGGGCCTGTCCCAAGTTGAACCAAGCCATCGCCAGGCCGAAGATAGCTGCCCGAAATACCAGCGCCAGTCGGGATAGGAACAAGGTTGACCGGCAGCGCCACGCGGAAATCCGCCGCGCTATCCGCATAGATGCCATTCAAGATCGGCACCTCCGGCATTTATTCGCCGCCAGTCTCGGGCAATTCGTGCCAAGCTTCAGCATATTCCGCCGCGTATTTTTCAATCGCGGCAGTCAACTTATCGCCCGTTTCGGTGCAGATGATTGTCTGCTCGAAATCGCAGCCGTTGAACTTGACGCTCACCGTGTAATAAGGCGCGTTTTCCGAAATGATTGTCCAAACAGGGGGAATTGTCATCACACCGTCCTCGACAGTTTGACTTTGACCTGCCCGGCGGCAACCGCCGTGGTATCGCTATCAGCAGCCGCTCCGGTAATGGCGATGCCAAGCCCAAGCGGGAAACGATAGGCGTTAAAGCCTGGCGAGATTTCCGCAACACCGGGAACGCCAGCAACGGCGGCGCGTACGGGGATAATCATTTCCGGCACGTCTGTTCCAGGCACAGGCGCCGTTGCTTTATTGAACAGTTTTACAAAAGCGTCAGTGGCGCCAATGTTGGAAGCCCACAACGCACAAAGCCCAGACGCGCCAGTCAGCACTAAGGCCGCATTTGTGGATGCCAACGAATTGACGAAATACGGCGTTGCAGGGACCGCCGGGGTACCAGCGCTAGTTACGGAAGAAACCGAAGACAATGAACCGCCTTGGATCGAAACAGGCGCAGCCGCTGCTAAATCCCCGGCAGGGCGCGCAAGCATCTCAACCCGCTCACGCTTATAGTCGAAAATCCGCACAAAGCTAAGGCGGAAGCAAGTGCGCCGGATCAAACCGCCGCCGCAGTTTGTCGTGCCAAAATCAACCGGCAAAGTGCGCTGGCCAGAATACGGAAGAACCAAAGTCAAGTTTGTTGTGGCAACATTGGCAATTTGCCAAGGACCATCAAGACCAAGGGTGGCGCCAGTCGCAATATCACGGCACCCAACCAATTCCAGCATATCACCAATGGTCGTCGCAGGCGCTGCCCAGTTGGCAGAACCAACAAGCACGAGCTGCCGAGTGCCATCCGCCAAGGTGGAAAGCGTCGCGCTCTGCGCCAC